TATATAGGATGACGTATCCAGTATCTAAAAAGGTAGTAAAATTGAATGTAACATTAGACCAACATAAGAGGCACAACTTGAGAGAAATAATTCAGAGCTTGTTACAAAAAGCTTTGTTTAGTAAAGCGCCAATAGGATATGTATTAAGAGATAAGTTGGCAGACAAAACGTTAGAGGAGATAGAAGGAGAGTTGACAAATGAAGGGTAACGTTGGTAGTAGAGGAAAACATAGGCGGAAAGTGAAGAGACATCGTATGAAGAAACGACGTAGGCTCAATAGGCATAAGAAGAGAAAATGGTAAATAAGTGGATAGAGTTTGTTAAGGACCTGTTAGAATTTCCTATGGTAGTCGGCTATATCCTGTTTAAATCGTGTGTAGCACCTATGTTATGGGGAATGATACTGGTAGGGATGCTGGTATTCGGGTATATAGTAATAACGGGGTAGCTATATATATATGTTAAGACGATTAAAAATAACATTAAATGTTTTGGAGGAAGAGAAGAAGATACTTGAGAACAAGCTTCTCAATACAAGTGGAGAGCTTAAGGAGTCAAAGAACAAGACTAAACACTTCAAAGAATTGAAAAGGAGAATACAGAAAAAACTTAATAGTATAAACGAAGTCATTAATCATTTAAAGGTGGAGTGATGAATAACGGAAAAACAATATTCGAAACTTTAAGAAAAAGAAGAGAGTGGGATAAGGCTCATCCAATACTTTGCAGATTGAAACGATTAAAGTATTCTATTAGGAATGCTTTTGGTTATGTCGTTGGAACACCTCGAAGAACGAAGTGGTATTTACAAAGAGCAAAACGAGGTTGGGCTGCTTGTGATACTTGGAGTTTGGATTATTACCTGGCTGGAGTTATTGCAAACAGTATTGCTCATCTAAGAAAATATAAACAAGGAGGTCCAGCTAATTTAACAGAAGACGAATGGGATGCTATTTTAGAAAAGATGATTTTGTCATTTAAAGTAGCACAGAGAGTAAGTAATGGTGATGTAGTTTATTTGCCTTCAATTAAATTTGACAATAAGAAATATGAGAAGGCGAAAGCAATGACGGATAAGATGAATGAAGAGTATGGTGGAACAATTTGTGAGGTAATGACAAAGGAAGAGGTAATTGAATACGAAGAAGGAATGAATTTGTTTATAGAATACTTCTTCGCACTTTGGGATTAATATGAAATGGAATGACTTCTATCATAACAGACTGGGTGAGAGTTATAGAAAGTATGTTGAGCAAAGATATTCTCCGTTTATAAACGAGATAGTAAGAGAGATGGTAGGAAAGCAAGTAGTAGTTGAGACTGGATGTGGTATTGGAACGATAACAAAGATATTACATAAGATAGTTAGAGAACAGGACTACTTAGTCCTCGACAACAATAGGGAGATGTTAAATCTTACGGTAAAAAATTTAGGAGAGATAGTAGGTTTGAAAGTAGCGCAGTTTGATATTCAGAATAAGTTAGATAGGAAAGTAGATATCCTTCATTCACACGGAGTATTAGAACATTTAAGTATTGAGGGAATAAAGAAATGCATAGCTAATCAATTAGCGATATGTAAAACACTAATACACTATGTGCCGAGTAGCAAATATAATTATAAAAGTTTTGGCGACGAGTTATTACTGTCAGCAAACGAATGGAGAGGACTGGTTAGTCCTGATAGGGTGATAGAATTTAATAACGGATACGATTTAATTTTGAAATGGAATTAATATATGATTATAAAAGATATGCCAAAATTAGAAAGTCCATTTGTAAGGAAAGTGATAGATGGACAGTATATAGTTACACCAGAGATTGCAGAAGGATACGAGTGGGTGTTTGATGATGAGAATACAATTGCTACAGAGAAGTTGGATGGAACAAACGTATCCATTGTTATAGAAGGTGGAAGGATAACAAGAATATTTAATAGGACAAGTGAGATACTATTTTTCAATAAAGGAAAAACTCATATAGTAATGGGAGTGTTGGAATCGTTTCAAAGAGGCTACACTAATTTTACAGACGGTCAATATTTTGGTGAGTTGATAGGTGAAAAGGTTCAGAAAAATCCCATGAAGGTTGAGGGACATCTTTGGATACCTTTTTGTAGTTATGCTAAGGAACATTTAAGATATAAGTCGTGGGGAAAGTATCCAAAAGATTTTGATACAATATCGAGATGGCTTAAAGACGATATATTTTCACTTTTCTATAGAAGAAGACATAGTGGTGAAGTAGTAAAGCCAGAAGGAGTGGTATTTTATCATCCAGATGGAAGGATGGCAAAACTTCGAAGGGATATGTTTAGTTGGTATACAAGTAAATCTCATCACAGGAGAAAAGTATGAAACCAAGTATCTTAGTAGTTGGTGATGTAATGTTAGACAAATATGTTTACGTTAGGACTGGGAGAATTTCAGGTGAGGCTCCAGTTATGATAGTAAAAGAAACTGGCATTGAATATAGATTAGGAGGAGCAGGCAACGTAGCTTCTAATTTAGCATCCTTAGGAGTGAGAACCTGTGTTGTAGGAGAAGTAAATGCGAGAGACGAAGGTGGTCGAGAGATAATAAAATTATGTGGCGATAAAGATATAATATTATACCCTCTTCGTTTCGAAAAACCGACAATAGTTAAACAGAGATTTATATGTAATGGATATCAATTACTTAGAGTGGATATAGAGAAGACTGATAAGGTAAAAAACATAGGTGAAATAAATAACGGACTTTTAAGAGGAAAATATGATGCGATTGTGGTTTCAGATTATGATAAGGGAATGATAACAGAAGAGGTAATGGCAGAATTAAAAAAATCTGGAACGAAAATTATAGTAAATGGTAAACCAGAAAACATTCTTTTATATAAAGGTGTAGATGTAGTTACCTTTAATAGATATGAAGTAGACAAAGCTATACGAGCAGTTAAAGAAGTAAGAGATGAAATAGATTTAAGAAATTTTTATAATATAGGAAGTTTAGTGGTTACAAAAGGAGCAGATGGAGTAGATGTTTTTACAAAAAGAAGGATGGTTACACTTCCAGGTTGGAAGGTTGATGTGAAAGATATAACAGGAGCAGGTGATGTTATAGTTGCTGTAATCGCAATGGGCTTAGCAATGAAACACAACATAAGCACAGTAACGGAATACGCAAATAAATTAGCAGCATATTCAGTAACACAGTTTGGTTCGTATTCAGTTAAGAGAGAAGACATTGATAAGATAAAGGAGTTTTAAAGTAGTAAATAAAGGCGGTAAAAAGCTTTTCTTTATTTAATGGAGAATATATGTTTGAAGATAAATGGTTAAACTTATGCAATGAAGGACTGCAAAAAGAAGAAAATCGGGATAAATTTTTCCTTATCGACCCTGTTTCACCTAAGGTTTTCTTTGAAGAGTGGCTTCCTCCAGCACTGAGCCCCGAACAGTTAAAAGCTATAGATAGTGTATTTGTTAAAACAGATAAGGGCATAGAGTGGAGTAAGAAGTTTCAAGAGTATTTATTATTTTGGGGAGAAGGTTGTATTGATGAAAATATTTTAATTAAAGACGTAAAGACGAAGGAAATACACTATATAAAAACTTGGGCAAAATTAGGTAGAGGATTTCATATATTAGCTTATGATTTTGATAGAGCTGAATTTAAAGTTGTAAAAGCAGATGCTCCTTATAAGAAAGGTAAAGCGGATTTGTTTGAAGTGATAATTAAAAAAAATAAAAAACATAAAAAAATTATTTGCACAAAGGCACATAAGTTTTATACTCCAAATGGGTGGAAAAGTTTACAAGAGTTAAAAGAGGGAGATTTAATTGCTACAAAAAATCCAGGAGACGCCTATTTATCAACAAAGTCTTTGGAAGAAACGAAAGTATTACCAAAGAATGAAACTCATTTAGTATTTACACCTATAAGCAGTATAAAGTATGTAAAAAAAGGTGACTTTTATGACTTTAATGTTCCAAAATATCACAATTATTTATTAAGAGGAATGCTTCACCATAATAGTGGAAAAGATTTTTTATGTGCTCGAATCTTAATTTATTGTGCATATTGGTTGATGTGTAAGAATAATCCTCAGAAATATTTCAATATAGCAGATAATGAACCTATAGACTTGGTAAATGTATCTGTTAATGCCTCTCATGCCAGAGATGTATTTTTTTATAGGTTTACAATGGCGTTGAAGGCAGTAAAGAATCCAGCAACAGGTGGTAACTGGTTTGAAGAACAAGGAATGGATTTAAGAGACAAGCAAGATATTCAAACAACAATGGTAAAATTTAAAAAGGGCATAAGAGCTCATTCGAAGCATTCTGAGAAATATGCTGGTGAAGGTTTGAACGTGTTGATAGCCGTATTTGATGAGGTAGGAGAGTTTCCAGTTAAGAAAGCTAAAGAGTTATACGATGCATTATGGCATACAGAAACATCTCGTTATGGAAATCAATTTAAAATGTTTCTAATATCTTATATGAGAGACCCACAAGATTTTATGTGCTACAGATGGGATAAGACAAAAGAAGCTACAAATGTTTATAGAAGTCTAAAGAAAACTTGGGAAGTGAATCCATTAAAGAAGCAAGAGGATTTTAAAGAAGCGTATGAAAAAGACCCAGAAGGTTCATCAATGCGTTATGAAAATATTAACAAGAGGGGTTCAACAAATAGATTTTTTAGATTTGAAACAAGAATAAGAGATTACGCTAAAAAAAGACCAGCACCTTTTATGGACAATCCATTACATGTAAATGATTTATTAGCAGAAGCATTACATACGTGGTTCAAACCAGAGATGGTGGTTCGTTTAGATGAGTTGTTAGAGATAGATGGAACAAAGGGTTTAAAAGAAGATACGTTTAAAAAGGAAAAAGAAATATTAGAATTACAACATCAAGATGCCAAGTATTACATTCATATAGATTTAGCAAAAGCGAATGCAGAGGAAGGACAAGACTGCGGTGGTTTTGCAATGGGGCATACTTATCCAGTTAATCCATTCGATGAAGAGTCGGAAAGAGGAGTGTATATAGATTTAGCTATTCAATTGAGAGTATCAGAAGGAGAATTAGATTTTGAAATGATAAGAAAGTTTATTTATAAGTTACAAGAACGAGGATTTCAAATTGCAAAGGTAACATTAGATGGATGGCAGTCAGTAGATTTTATTCAGAGATTAAAAGATAAAGGAATTGAAGCAGAGACATTGTCAATAGATAAGTCAATGGAACCTTATAATACGTTTAAGTCGCAGCTCTATTCAAAACAGTTAGACTATTATGATTATTCAGTTTTATTAAGAGAAGCCGAAGAGCTTATCATATCAAACGGTAAAGTAGACCATCCAGCTATGTCAAGAAAACGTGCAATAGATGAGAAGGTAGAAAAGGGAAGCAAAGATGTTTCAGATGCAGTAGCTGGTGTTACCTTTTCAGCATTATCAGGTGAACCAGAGAAAGTTGTATGGTTCGGTATATAATAATAAAGGAGTAATGACTGATGCCTTATATAGCTATTAGAGAATGTTTAGAATGTAGAAAATTTGCAGCGAGACAGAGGGGTCCAAGAAGCAATGAGTTTAAGTGTGTGAGATGTGGAGCAGAATTTAAGTTAGGTAAAGGTTTTAAAATGGACTTAATAAAAAAACCGGAGGATAAAATCAATGAACAAGACAAAGAAAAAACAACTTGAACGGTTTGTCAGAAATACTAATATAATTAAATATACAATAGGACTGTTTCCACTATCATTTTATACAATAGGATTTTTGGGGAAGCTTACGAGGGAGATATTTAATTTATATACAAACGTATCCATTTATCCCGAAAGAATTAAAGATGGTATTGATAGAATAAATCAATTAAAAAAAGGTTTGGGTTTATTGTGGGCTCCAAACAAATTAGAGGTGTAAGAATATGAATATTTGTATAGATTTAGGCAATACTATCAGCACTCCACTAAAGAAGTGTGATGCACCATACAACGAAGTGATGGCGTGTAAGGTAATATCAGGTGCAGCAAAAGTAATTCGCAAATGGCATAAGGAAGGTCATAGGATAATTATATTTACACATCGTTCGAGTTATTTAAAAGATTGCACAGCTGAGTGGTTACGTAAACATAAAATACCCTATACAGAATTGAGAATGGAAAAGCCAGACTACGATATTTTAATTGATGACAAAGGATTAAAATTTAAGGATTGGAAAATTATAGAGGATACTTTGGTAATTCCAGAATTACCTGAGGAAGATAATAAAACAAAACGGGAGGACATATGAGTTGGAGAAAATATTACAAGAAAGATGAGTCAAGGAAAGAAGATAAGTCTTATATCGATACTTTAGACTTATCTAAAACACCTTCGGAGAGAATGATTAAGTCTACCAGAGGTCAGATAGATGAGGCAAACGCGTGGACTATCTCTTCGTCAAGCGAGTATATTGACCGAGATATAAGAATAAAGAACGCCGACGCTTCTGATATTTGGGAGCTTTATTGGACAAGTTCTTGGGCAAGAGCTTGCGTTGATAAGATTATCAAAGAGGCTGTTAAGTATCGTATAGTTGTTAGAGCAAAAGATTCTGCAAAGGGTGAGAATGGAAAAGTAAGCTCTAAGACTAAAAAGCATATTGAGGAAGTAACAGCACTACTTGAAAATCCAAATGATAAGGTAGAATCTTTTGATGACATCCGTAAGAAGTATTTACGAGACCTTTTAGTTTATGACGCTGGTGCTGTTGAAATTGTTTATGATAACAAAGACGTTCCTCAAGAAATATACGACTTAAAGGGTGTTGATGTAAGATTGAATTTAGATAAGCACGGTAACTTTAAGAGTGAGGATTCGGCTTATAAACTAATAGACCCTTCTGATAGCACAAAAAACTTAGCGACATTCAAACAATGGGAAGTTATTTATATGATAGCTAATCCAGTTGCTGGTAGCGCTTATGGATTAAGTCCAATAGAAACTTTATGGGATGATATATCCAATGACATCGAGGCAGCTAAATTCAATCAGAGAATTTTAAAACATTCCGGTATGCTCTCTGGTGTTTTGAGTATTATAGGAATGAGTGAAAAGGCTATGAAGAAAAACAAAGTCTATTGGGATGAGGAGTTGCGCAAGAAGGGTCAGAAGATGGTTATAACTAACGCTAAAGACGTTAAGTTTACTCGTATAAATGAGAAGCCAAGCGATATGCAATTCTTTGAATACCAGAAATGGTTACTCAATAAAATAATGGCAGTATATGGAATGCAGCCTATAGTGTTGGGAGTTATTGACTCAACTACAGGTAAGTTAAATTCATCTGAGCAGAGAGAACAGTTTAAACAGGATGCCATATTACCATTATTGAAATTGGAAGCACATCGTTTC